TACAGCCAACCTTACCGAACCTGTTACGGTAACCGTAGGGGAAAACGGGATGTTAAGGATTGATTTCGGTGTAGGAAAGGCAGGAACTTATTATTATGCACCGCTGAATATAATTGAAATTGAAGAGGTGTAATGATTAACAAGCAGAAGAATAATGGATATGAATGATTGGGTTATGTTGGTGACCGCTCTTGGCGGTATTGAGGGGGTAAAACAGTTGTTAAAATGGTTGATGTCCCGGAAGACCAATGCGCGTATCGAGGATGCGCATGCTGATGTGGAGGAGTTTAAGGCACTTCGTGAATACAACGAGTTCCTGCAGAAGCAACTTTCAGAGAAGGAACAGCGGTTTGTAGAGCAGACGGACCGGCTCCGTAAAGTGCAGGATGAACTATTCACATTGAAAGAAACTAATTCGGACTTAAAGTTGGAATTGGCTTTAAAACGATGTGAGAGAAAGAACTGCGGTAATAGAGAACCGCAAAACGGATATTAATTGAAAAGGAGGATAAGAAATGAAAGTCTTGATTGACAACGGGCATGGCAGTAACACTCCTGGCAAGTGTTCTCCGGACGGCCGGTTGAGAGAGTATGCTTATACTCGTGAGATAGCTGAACGTCTGGTGATGGAACTTAGAAAGAACGGAATTGACGCTGAACGTATCGTCAAGGAAGAAATTGATGTTCCATTGGCAGAGAGATGCCGTAGAGTGAATGAGTATAAAGCTTCTGAAGCTATACTTGTTTCTATTCACTGCAATGCTGCCGGTAATGGAAGTGATTGGATGTCTGCCCGCGGTTGGGAAGCATGGACAAGTGTCGGCAAGACAAAGGCTGATAAGCTGGCCGATTGCCTGTACGCTTCTGCCGAATACTGTTTGCCGGGGATGAAAATGCGCAAGGATATGGCAGATGGTGATCCGGACAAAGAATCACAGTTTTACATACTGAGGCATACGAATTGTCCGGCTGTTCTTACTGAGAATCTGTTCCAGGATAATAGAGAGGATGTGGAGTTCTTGTTGTCCGAGGAAGGTAAAAGGGCTATTGTCTCGCTTCACGTGTGGGGTATTATGAAATATTTGAGCTTATGAAAAAGTTGCCTTGGATATTAGTTGTATTGTTAGCAATCGCTTGTGTGGCGGCTTGGTTCCGTCCGCTCAAGCCTTTGCCGGCAGAAATACGCACCGAGACAAAGATAAAGACGGTTGTCAAGACTGATACGGTTCTTATCTCTGCACCGATGGCAGTGTTTTGGCAGATATTGCCGAATGACACTGTACGGATAGGTGATACTTTGCTTCATCGCAAACGGGTTGTGTATGAAGATAGCTTGTATCGTGCGGTGGTGAGCGGATATGTAGATCCGCGGCTGGATAGTATGACTGTATATCCGAGAACGGTTTTTCAGACGGTGACGAATGATATCTATCACCCGGTGATTGTCAAGTCGAAGAAAAAGAAGCGTTGGGGATTAGGGCTACAGGCTGGGTATGGGTATCCGGGAGGTTTTTATGTGGGAGCTGGGGTGAGTTATGATTTGTGGCAGTGGTAGATTATTCGTATCAGTTTTCATATAAAGGCTTTGTTTTTCCCTTTTTGCATTATTTTTAGTGTAAAATCAATAAAAAAATGGGTAGAAATAGGCGTTTCTGCTCGAAAAACGTTTAATTTGCAAAATATAATTTTTATGATATGGATAAAATGACAGTATCTGCAAATAATCAGCAAGAAATGGACTTCTCTAATAATGAGGTTGGTACAGTGATTACCTATCATATGGATGGGGCAACGGTACATACGTTAAAACCTACAGATAGCGATACCATTTTTATTGCAGGAGTATCAAACGGTGATTCTTTTATAAATCAAATCACAGGTAAGTCATTTGAAAATATTTACAACTTCCTAATAAAAGCTGTTAATAATAGAACTGTGGAGCGTGACTATTTTAGGCTATATAGTGAGTTGGCAAGTGGAATGATTTCAGAAGAAGAGTTTGAGAAAGAGATAGATGAGAATGAAGATAACTACGTGATTCAAAACAATATAATACCATCAAAAGAAGATTTACAACTTGCTTTAAATATAGCAAGAGATATAAAAGAAGTAGACACTTCAGAAGATTTATCTTCTTTGTTTTCTTTCAATTCTATTGAAATAGAAAAATTATTACCGTCTATCAAATATTAATAAACTTATGGCTGTTTATATAAATGTAGGGGAAGTTATTGAAGGTAAAGCCGTTGACTGTACTGCAAGAAAATGGTTGTGGAAAGGTTTAAAAAAACATCCTATAACTCAAAAAAGAATGACATTATATGTTACTGATAGAAACAGTGAAGCTTCAATTGTTAAAGTAATAGCAGAACCTGAGGATTTAGACTTAAAGGAGAAAACAAAACATTTTCATCGAACGAAAGGTGATAAATTGGAAGCCGATTCTTTAAGCATATATGTAAACAAAATGCAGCAAATTACACCTAATGTTAAAGAAGGAGTTTCCGGAAGACATGGAGCACACGTGATACATATAACAGAACATACTATTGCTGAAATAAAAACTTCTTTAGATACTTTTAAAAAACGATTGGGTTATAGTAATAATTTGATAACAGTATAAATTTATGGAAATAGAAATTTTTACAATATGTGACAGTGCACATGCTTACAATAATAAATTAGTCATTGTAGGTACGTTTAATCAAATAACTTCTAATCAGTTCCCAATGGTTTATCCGTCTTTTACAATAGTGGGGAGGATTTGTTATGAAGATATAGAAGGGGGCCCAAAGACGTATGAATTATCCTTTTTAGATCCAGATGGAAATAATGTTGTTCCTAAAATTAAATGGAATGCTGAAGTTAATATTGAACCTAAAAAAAATGCCTATATTAATTTTAACATAAATTTAAATCAAATTCAATTAGGTAAAGTAGGTACGTATAATATCAATTTGAAGTCAGAAGGAATTAATCGTACTTTTAAATTATTTGTTACAGAAAAAAATAGATAGTTTTTACGTTCTCTGAACGGTTTGATTGTATAAGTGATATATTAAGACAGTCCTATGAATTGTTATTCAGATTTCAGGAACAATCCAAACCTATTATACATGAAGTGCCCCGGCTTTCGTCGGGGCTTTTTTATTTACTTTTTATAGGATAATTCTCCTTTGATTTGTATTTTTGTGAAGTAACTTTGATTTTATAATACCATGAATAGATTTTTATTAGCTGCTTTCCTTTCTTTTATAGGGATTGTATTGTTTGCTCAAACTCCGTATAAGACGTACTGTAATCTTATAGGTGATGAGAATTTTCTGAAAAGAGGTATCATAGATATAAGAGTTGATTATGGAGAAGGTGATTTTAAGGATAATAAATTTGTTGATGAAAATGGGAAAGAGATAAAATTCCTCACAATGGTTGCAGCAATGAACTTCATGTCTAAATTAGGTTGGCAATTGGAGCAGGTGTACAATCGGATTGATCAAGTTGATGGAAGCCCTATGATTATTTGGGTCTTATCGAAAGAGATTATTTCGGAAGAAGAAATAAAAAAGGGGTTTCAGACAAAACGGATGTATGATGCCTCTCAAGCCCATAAATAATCAGGTAAAGGTAGACTAATGGCTGTTTTTGTACTGCAAAGTATTTTGGCTATTATCTGATTGTATAGGTTGAAAGAATTTATTAAATTAAATAATTAGCGTAGTATATGGAAATGACATATCCTATTTTAACCATAGACAAAAGTAGCGTTGACAAATATTTGTGTAATATGGTTCAAGACTCAAATCATCGTTTTAAATCGTGGGAGTATTGCTATGGGGCATTCAACAATTTAGATAAAACAGACTATTTAGCTCTTCACCTTGCTTTTTATTTAGCGAGTTGGGGGATGTATAGGGGTAGTTGCGGAATACTCTGGAAAGATTATACGATTCATATGGGTGCTGTAAACATAATAAGGGAGTTTCATTCTCTACGAAAAGAATGGCTTACAATGGATGATATTTCTCAAATAATGGACTTGTACGGTGAACTTAAAAAGTACTACGGTGAAATCAAATATTATAAACCGGAAAACAGTACTTCACCCTTAAACCTTGCTGTGACAGATACATTGATTACTAAAATAATGTTGGGAACCATTGGTTGCGTCCCTGCGTTGGATGGTTTGTTTAAGCAGGCATTTCATTGTCAAGGCAAACAGTTTGACGAGGAATTGCTAAAGCGGATAATCGACTGTTCTCAGAGCAATAAAGATACAATACAACAATGCCAAAGATATATTTCTGAAAAACTTCACTGCTTCTACCCATCAATGAAGGTTGTAGATATGTATTTTTGGCAAGAGGGATTCGATGATTTACAAAACAAAGTAACCAAGAATGGCAAAATTAGATGAGGTTTTAAAATTAGTGAGATTATACGAAGAGAAGTATCGTCACCCAAATCTTACACGTTTTTTAGTTAGTAACAAGTATGATTTATTTCCTGAGAAAGAGAATATGGAAAACTGCTGGCCCCAATGCTATCCATATGCCGATAGACCTGGAGTCTATTTGATAATGGACGATAATGAGAATGTGCTATATGTAGGTAAATCATCCGTTGCCATTGGCGGAAGGCTTGGGAGTTATTTTTGTTATGATGGTGAAAGAAAATGTCGGGTTAGAAGTCCTTATTGGAGCACGTCACCTAAATATATTGTAGCCATTGTGGTTCCTGTTGATTCGGCTTTTGAATGTGCCGCTTTAGAAGAATTCTTATTAGCCAACGTACGAACGACTGATAATTCCGTTTTTCAAAGGTAAAAAACAACTTTGTAGAAGGGGTGGCTGAATAGCTGCCCCTTCTATTTTTTGCATATTGGAAAGAATTTGACTATCTATCTGAATTTATATCTCTAAATGGGAAGTATTTTCCACCTATCATGGATATGCCATTGACGACGTTGTTGTCCGTTTGGATGCCTATAAACTGTGGCAGTGTGCCGAAGTGGCAGAACTATCCACAGCCCTGTGGCGTGAAGCGGCACTGCAATGCCGCGCATGATTTCCCGTCGAAATACTCGTGCTCGACCTTGATGCGGTAGATTATGCGGTAACTGTCCATATCCTTTTATTTTTTGTCGTTACATTTTTATAACCGGCTTGCCTGACGTTCTGCCACTGGCGGTGATGCTCTCTCCATCGATGCTCAGGCGGCGTATCTTGCATACTGCGGATGGGTAGTATTGCCCGCCCAGCAGCATCCAGGCATTGTTCATGTCCTGTGTGGAGATATTCACCATCTCTATCGTATAGTCCATTCCTTCTACAGTGAATTTCGGCATGGACTGGATGAATTGCATCGTGTCCGAAAGCAGGGACAAAGATTCGGCATACTGCCGCTCGTCGAAAACTGCCGCCAGCATGATGTTCAGGTTCAGCAGTAAGGGTGGCTGCATCCGGGCATATCTTCCATCTCCGATGCGTTGTATGGGGGTGGAAATACCGCCGGAAGTCTCACGTTCCACGTTCAGCAGAGCCACCACCATCTTATTGGGGCGTTCCTCCTTGGCGCTACCTATCATTCCCACAGTTGCCAGCCCTTCGGGGCGATGATAGAAGCGGGACAGGTATTCGTCCAGCTGCTCAGCATAATATGTCAGTATTTTGCGTATCATTGTTTATTTGTTTAAATTATTATTGATGTTCATTGTATAAGTCTCAAAGATAAGCAATAAAAATAGATTGCAATAATGCCCTATATAAAAATCCCCGTAGCGGCTCAACTACGGGGATGGTGTCAAATAACAGAGTATCAATATGAGATACTAAGTGAGCCTATTTTTTTAGAAATGTCCTGCAGGGCATTGTTGAATGTCTGTAATTCTTCTTGTGTAAAGCGTGCCGGTTTTCCGTTTACCAAATTGCCGTTTAATCTCTGATACAGCCATGATCTACTTCTATTAAAGTATTTCTTCGCAAGATAGCTTAGAGAGACTATTTCGGCCACTTCTTGCAGCTGTAGTTTGATTGCGCTCTCTTCTACAACATCCAGTTTCTTATCAATGTTCTGTAAGCGCTCTGATACAAAGTTGGCAATAGCTTTCTTGTCTTCTTCCGAATTGTACTTGGCTGCTATTTCTGTCATTTTGGTATAGAACTCTGGAGAGTCTGTACCAAGTAGTGGCTTTAATGCCAGTAATTCATCTTTCAGTGCCATATATTTATTTTTAGTGCCCTCTCCGGAGAGAGGGGCTTTGTTTTATTTCTTTTTTTCTAACTCTTTTAAGATTTTGTCGATTGTTAGTAACCGGTCTAACCTTTTGTCAATCTCTTTTTCTTGGTTTGTTCCGGTAACTTCGGCGATAAACCTTAGTTGATCTAGTTCTTTTTTGAGAAATGCTCTTTGTATAAGCAAATCCTTTTTAATTTGTTCGTTACTCATGTTGATTACTTTTGTTATTTGACATTACAAAGATAATAATCTTTTGGTTATTATACAAACATTGCATGAATTATTTTCGCTATCTCGTATATTTTTTCCATATTTGCAATGCGTTACATATTTTGATTTGCGTTGGGTGATAACCTGACCGTTGGGCTACTGGTGATTGATTTTGCCAGTAGCTTATTAATATACGGTTCCGACCCCCGTGAGATAGCTTAATGGCATCCTGTATCCGACGCAAGTAGATATGTAACGCAACGGGAAAGCGGAACCGTTCTTTTTTCCGCTCCTTAATCCGTTGCATTATGGGTAAATCTAAATCCCCCTCTCCCAAGCTCACAAAAGCTTTCATTGGTTACGGTCATTATCAGCTAACAGTCACATATCCCGATTGCGTGAAAACCGCCATAACGGGAAATATGGAGTTAATAGACCGTTTAAACTCTGATATAGAAAAGGAGAGGGAAGAAGCTACTGCCGAAGCAATAGCTTTCGTTCAGGAACAATCACTTTAAGCTGTCGAAGATTTTCCTCATTGCATCATCAGCGTGTTTTCGCATCACTCGAAAATAGTTGAATATAGGGCGGTTCGTTTTCATTGATTGGCCGATACAATATTCAAGAATTTCTAAGGATATACCTAATTCGAATCCATGCTGAACGAATGATTTACGTGCAGAATAATAAACCACATGCTTTCTTATCCCTGCTATTTGGGCGAGTTCTTCCATTTTGCGGGATACAACAGAATAACATTGCCCGAATGTTTTGTACTTACCAAAAACAAGTTTACCATTCTTCTGCATATATTTGTTTATGATTTCCCTTGCTTCCGGCTGGACGGAGAATGCCGTTTTGCTTTCACCACTTTTTTTGTTCTTTGTTTTTCGCCGGTAATATTCTATCCATTCTTTTCGGAAATCAATATCAAGCATATCTACAAGATTGATACCACCCAGATAATAACTTAGCATGAAAATATCACGTACTACTCCGATATTGTATTTAGGGATTTCCATATCTCGGATCGCCTTTATTTCATCAATGCTAAGGTCTAATTCGCGGATATTGGCTGATGGCATTCTACAGAACTCAAACGGCTCTACTTCGTATCTGACCATATTATGCTTCTTGGCATAGTTGATGATTACTTTGAGCAATGTAAGGTAGATTTTTATAGTGGTAGGAGAGAGCCGCTTGTCTTCAAGGTCCATTTCAAAATGCTTGATGTTTCGAGGGGTAATCATTGAAAGTAGCAAATCACCTTGTGACTTGATGAATGATTGGCATGCCAAGCGATACAACTTTTCAGATTTGTTTCGTTTCTCCTCTGCAAGTTCTGATAGATAAGATGCCATTGCAGAGGAAAACTTGGCATTGGTATAGTCTTTCTTTTTAATGATTATTTCCCGGAGCTCGGAACATGAATATACGTTCACATCATATATGTTGTCGATAACATTCTGATAATGGTTAAGTAGATTCCGAAGTTTCATGTTCATTGAAGCGGCTTCTGGATGATTGATAACTTGCCCCTCTTTGAATTGTGATAGGGTGTCAATAATGCAGTTTGTTGGAATATACCTGGTATTGGAATTATGGGCCAGTGATATTCTTACTTTGTGCTTTCCGTTGATAAGCACTTTTGCAGGTACGATACAAAGTTTAAGCGTTGCCATATTTTTGTTTAATAAAGTTGCGACAATTTGTTAGTAATAAAATCGGTGTCCGACAATCGTCCGACAATCAAATTTTGCAACCTGCTGCGAAATATTGGAGATACGCTTTTTCGTAAGTACTTGATAAGGGGGACAATTCACTTTGTATGTAAATGAAGATAGTTGTGAATGTAGCTGAAACGCCTATGTACAAAGGGATTGATGCATATTTGGACGTATCCGAGAAATCAAATCGAATTGTTACATTATGGGACATGAGTGTTACATTTGAACTGGAAACAAAAATGATTTAAACAGTCAAATGTTACATTGAGATAAAATGAGGGCTGAATTGATGCTTTTTGAGGCGCAATTTAGCCCTTTTCTGTATACTTTGAGGGAGGTTACTCTTGAGTACTACGAATAAGGTGAGATTGCTTGATAATGGCTCTACGGGTTATCTTAACGCCACCATCAATGAGGCCGGCATGAAGCAAAGAGTTCTTTTTGATACCTATTTGAGTGTCATTTAGAACGGTGTAAATGGCGCTGATACTACCAAAATAATAGTCCTTCTTCTCAAAAATGAGATGTACGTGAATTACCTTAGTCATAAATTCATCATTTAGAAGTTTTTTTTGCAAAGATATTCTAAATAATAATTATATAGAAGTATTTACAAAGAAAATATGTACTATTTAAGGCGTTTAGAGAATATGGTCTCATAAGTTTTTTTATATGCCCAAACGGATAAAGTGGTATCAATGAATAGCCATAGAGTGAAATGTTAAAAATGAGTTTAGGCATACTATAAGGCATACTGATAAGGCATACTTTTTTCATAAGTAATAAACTTATGTAACGTGGTTTAGGCATACTATTTTAACAATTAGAAAAGGACGTATTTTATATGATGTTTCCTTTTAAGTTATGTTTTTAGGCGTTTAAATAAACATTTATAGGGGGATAGTATAGTTATTTTGGTAAGTGATACGGTTGTATCTCTTTTATAAGTGCTTGATTTATAGTAGATATTTATAAAACAAATGCTATTTTAGCGTCATAAACGCGTGCGCGTCACAAATAATTGGCAGTATAGCTCAGTTGGTAGAGCGCAGATATGCATACGTGATGATACATGTGTGCAGCTCTTTTGTCACAAGTTCGAGTCTTGTTGCTGCCACAATGGTTTTTGAAGGTAGAGACGAACGTTCCCACTATTCAGCACTCCGTCTGGGGGAATTAAACGTACGGAGATTTTAAGGTAATTGATTGTTGATGGAAATGCTCCCGGTAATTGCGCTGAGAGCATTATTGTTCGGTTATTAACTATTTAGATACTATTTCACATTGATAGCACGCAATAATTGTTGCATCTGCCCTTTCATGACATCCATATCATCTTCCAACTGATTAACCTTGTCGTAATATGTTTCATTGAGATTCGGCATTTTAGCACTGAAGTACCATTCAGCATGAAGTATGGTGTTTATCTCCTGAGCTTCCAAATTAAAATTAGGGTAATTGATTTTATCTACATTATCTGACATGCAAACGAGGAACCCATGTTGGCGAAATCTGTTTTTGATGCGTTTGATATATGAACGCCCATCAGTGTCACTGATAACATAAATATGCTGGTCGGGCATGTCCTGCCATTCAGAACGGTCGAGCAATCTCACGATAACGTAGGAACTATCCAATAATGTAGGAGACATACTTTCTCCTTTGATGCGGACACAAAAATACTTTTTGCTATTGTGTACCATGGATGAAGGCATCTTTATAGCGTCTACTACTTCTAAATAGTCCGGATTGTCGCAACCAGAGCAGCCTGCGGCAACAGAGATGTCCACTAGTGGGATTGAAACAAAATCATCATTGATAGACAACAACGCTGTAGAAGCGGAATTTGTGGATGTGGACTCGTGACGGAGCATAGAGCCACGTCCTGTGATAAGCCAATCTGCAGAATATAAGGGATAATTTTCAACTATATTTTGTAACCATTTGGATTGAATGTCGGTACCATTGGCTATAGCTCTTGATAACACACCTTTACTGGCACCAATACTACGTTCCATAGCAGTGATCGTTATCCCCTCTTTTACAGCTATTTCTTGAATTCTTGATAAAATACTACCCATACAGACGAAAATTATCACACATTTATTTGCGTGGTTGAAAATTATCACTTAGATTTGCATCGTGTTCAAGCAGAACAGCCCCAAAGATAAGAATTATTTTAATCAGAATTTAGATATGGAGAACAAAATCAGAAAGAAGATTGAACTGAGTGCTTCAGGCAAAGAGAAACTTGCCCGGATGTTCAATGTAACACACCGCAGTGTGTGTTATGCGCTTGACTTCAAACGTAACAGCGTGCAAGCCGCAAAAATTAGGGAAGCTGCCCTAATCAATGGTGGTAAGTTGGTGGAGATTATTGATGTGACGGACTCTGCCAAGCGTACGGTGAAGGTGTTGGACTCTCATGGGAATGTGAAAGCGGTGATAGCTAATGATACAGTAACTTTATGAATGGTATGGGTGATATTCTTATTTGGGTTATTCAGGCAATTCTTTGCGTCCCCATTTTCTATGTCTGCACTCAAATACACAAATCAAAGCGAAAGTTATGAAAGTGAATATTAACAAGCGGCATACAAAACCTTGTAAACTAAAGGTATCCCGATATACCCAGTTTATTATTTCACCGAATCCACATGTTGCTACTATTCCTACCGGAATAAAATACACATCGGAACTTTTGAATATAGCAATAGTCCATGCTGTATATGTTCCAATGTAAGTAGTAGCAACACCTACGGTGATGAGTGTTTGTGTGAACCAATCAAATGTTTCAAAAGTGTTGATAGAAAAATAAAGAATGGGATACAGCATAAGAGAGCAAAGAGCAATTGAAGCTATGGCCTTTCGGTAGCTCTCGCTAAGCGCCAAAAAGATTTTATCAATATTCATAATGATTGAATTTAGTATTAGTTAGAATGCTACAAATGTAGCGAAACTATTCCGGTTCGGGATGAATAGGGGTAGATTTTTCAATTGAGAATTAAAGAATTAAAAAATAAAGTGATATGGATAGAAAATTGACAGTAAAAGAAAAGGCGTTCTTGGAGGAGCTTCGGGAACTGATGGCGAAGCACAGTGCTATGCTGTATTCGGAGAATGACCGGGTATGCATGGATATTGAGTATTCAGGTGATGAAGGCTGGGAGCCCATAACCTTGCCCGATGGCATTACTGTGTTTTACGACTTGGATGATTTCATTGAACAGAACTCTTAAACTTTACAAGATATGAAAACCTGGAGACGAATTCAAAAGATTGCCGTAGCTGTAGGCATGTCCTACGGTCTGTGGTTGGGAACAAATGTGAACGCAACAGATGCGGACAGCCGCAATGCGTTTGTAATTATCGCATTATCGGCCATCATAGCAATATCACTTATGCCGGATAAGACGGATACCGCAACTGTTTAGGAACGGTTTGTTCAGCAAGTCCGGAGTTTCCCTTATCATGCGGAAGTAGCCGGCTCCCCGGTTCGACGCCGGGGCTTGCACAAATAAAAGAGAAAAGTTTCTGATTATGGAAATGTACGGTAAAATAAGGTGTGTCACTTTTCCTGAATTGGTTTCGCAAGGAAGAATATTGAGTAAACCAAACTACGATAAAAAAGTACGTGAAGGCAAGCTTCGGGTTGTACGTCCCGGAAAAGGAGCCGGTTCCTACGCCCTCATAGACTACACCAGTCTTCCCGCCCTTATTCGTGAGGCATACGACAGACTTTATCCCAATGCTTTGGAAGAAATGAAAGAACAACTAATGAGCAATATCATCCGTAGTGACAGTAAAGCTGTAGAGTTCTATAAGACCTACCGGCCCGCCATCTCACTGGATCGTCAGGCAGAATATGTACTGAATGCCGAGGTGATGAACGAACTGATCCGCGTGGAGAAAGAGACCGGGGCCTTGCATAGCAAGTGCGGTTACAGCCGTAAATCCATCGTGTGGGAAACGGTGCAAGGCACATGTGAGAAGTTGCGCGAACGATATGGACATACACTGCCCGCAACCCGTCTCCGCGAGAAATTCAACGCTTACAAGAAGGCCGGATATATCGCCCTTGTAAACAAGAATACAGGCAACCAGGCGGCACGTGTGGTAGTTCCCGAAGTGGCTCGTCTGTTGCTGAAACTTCGCCGGAGCATTGTTCCCCGCTATACCGAGGCGCAGATCTTCGATGAGTATAACCGTCAGGCAGTAGAACGCGGGTTGAATATCATCAAATCGCCTACTACTATAAAGAACTATCTTAATGATCCGGCTGTAATGCCGATGTGGTATGCAGCCGTATACGGCATGCAGAAGTGGAAAGCCAAGTATGCCAGTCTGATGAAGACCAGCCTCCCGCAGATGCGTGATGCATTATGGTATGGCGATGGTACCAAGCTGAACCTTTACTACAAAAATGAACAAGGCAAGATGTGTACCACCAGCGTATATGAAGTGATGGACGCTTACAGTGAGACTTTGCTTGGGTATGACATATCCCCGAATGAGAATTTTGACAGCCAGTACCGGGCTTACCGTATGGCCGTTGAAGTCTCCGGCAGCCGTCCTTATGAGATTGTGACTGATAACCAGGGCGGACATAAGAAAGGTGATGCAGCAGGTTTCTTCCAACGTCTTACGATACTTCATCGCCCCACGATGCCTTATAACGGACAATCCAAAACGATCGAAAATGCTTTCTACCGTTTTCAGGCACAGGTTCTTCATGCCATATGGCATTTTACAGGACAGAATGTGAATACCAAAAAACTGAATAGTAAGCCCAATTTGGAATTCATAGAGGAGAACGCCTATGCGCTTCCCACACTCGAGGAGCTGAAGGCTATTTACAAGGAATGCCGTAACCGATGGAACAATGAGGAAAAGCATTTTGCTACCGGTATTCCTCACATGGAGATGTATCGTATGAGTGAGAACCCCGAAGCTGTGCCTGTTAACGAAATCGACATGATGCAGATGTTTTGGCTGTGTCATCCCAAAGCAGTAACATACACCAATTATGGTCTGCGGTTTGAGATTGACAAGCAGCAATACCACTATGATGTATATGCAGCCGATGGTCTGCGCGATGAAGCCTGGGCGCTCCGCAATACCGGACGTGAATTCACTGTAATGTATGATCCCATGGACATGACCCGCGTGGAATTGTGGCGTAATACCGCCACCGGTGCCAAGTATAGCGCCACCGCCACTCCAAAAGTTTCTGTCAGCCGAGCCACTCAGGAACGTACCCCTGAAGAAAGCGGCTTCATGCGGCGTACCATTGAACGCAACAAGGAGACCATGGCCGCCATCCAACTGGAAGGCGAACGGTTTGACCTTGATGAGCGTATTGCTGCCGAACTTTTCGGCCTTTCCACTCCGAAACCTAAAAATCTCAGCAGGAAGAAAATGGACGAATGTCGTGAAAGGTATGACCATGGTAAACTTTCCGTTCCTCTCTCCCTACCGGAGAAACGCAAACAGGAGGAAACCGAAATCGATAATGAAGCCGATTATTCCACTGTGGGGGAATACACCAAGGCACTTTCCAATATGACACTGGATGAGCTGGCATTGGACAGGTTTTAAACAATAATCAATTAAATACTATTCAAACTATGAAAGGATTAACCAAACAAGACAAAAACGATATCCGCGATGCGCTGATGGGCTATTGTGAGAATTTTCCCAGCCGTAACCGCGCCAGCGAAAGCCTGCAGGGGGTTAGTGCGGCTGTAGTAAGCCAGATTTTAAACACCAAGTATGAAAGTATCTCCGATGATATGTTTAGCCGCATAGCGGCGCAAATCGGTTTCAGTTTTGAACGTTGGACCATTTGTGAAAGTGAGAACTACCGTCTCGCCACTTACGTGCTGGCCGATGCCCAAATGTACAAGAACGTTACCTGGATGGTGGGTGATGCAGGTTGTGGAAAGACTACTGCAGCCATAGAATTTCGTCGTACACATCGTAACGTGTTTTATATCCTTTGCTCGGAAGACATGAGACGCAGTGATTTTGTCCGGGAAATAGCCAAACAGGTAGGTGCGCCTACTGACAGCACCAACAATTTGCGTGACATGCTGGATTATGCTCTTGGCATGATTGGTTTCCTGCAGAACCCGCTGCTTATTTTTGATGAGGGCGACAAGTTGACAGACTGCGTGCTGAACTACTTTATCAGCATCTACAACCGTCTGGAGGGACGTGCCGGTATTGTATTCATGAGTACTGACTACATCAAGCGCCGCGTGGACAACGGACTGCGCTACAACAAGAAAGGCTATAAAGAAATCAACAGCCGCATAGGCCGCAAGTTTTTCGATTTGAATGCCACCGGGCGCAATGATATATACGCCATTTGTCAGGCCAACGGATTGACAAATGAAGCTGAGATAAAGCGTGTAATGAAAGATGTGGAGGCTTGTGATAATGACCTGCGCCGGGTTAAACGTGTAGTTCATGCACAAAAACGGCGTGCCGAGCAGCAGAAAGGGAGGGATGAAGAATGAATGTAAGACATGAAGATGCTGCAGGGGAAAAGGAGAAAAAGATAACCTTTGACCGAAATGCTAAAGGGGTACGTGAAATGCTTTCGATGAAGTTCGATACGCTGGATTTCAAAGATGCGTGGCATGATGCTTTCGGTACACCGGAACGCCGGGGTGTGTGGTTTGTCTGGGGAAATTCCGGTAACGGCAAAACCTCGTTTGTAATGCAGCTCTGTAAGTACCTCTGCCGTTTCGGGCGTGTGGCTTACAACAGTATGGAAGAGGGTGCATGTCTCACCATGCAGGACACACTCCGGCGCTTCGGCATGATGGAAGTCAACCGCCGTTTTCTGCTAATCGACAACGAGAGCATTGAGCAGCTCAGTTTGCGGTTGAAGCGTCAGAAATCGCCTGACTTTGTGGTTATCGACAGTTTCCAATACACGCAGATGACCTATCGGCAATATATAGAATTCAAGGAACAACACCGCAACAAGCTGATTATCTTCATCAGCCATGCCACCGGACGACTACCCACCGGACGCAGCGGTAAAAGTGTGATGTTCGATGCCACACTGAAGATATATGTCGAAGGGTACCGCGCTTTCAGCAAAGGGCGTTTTATCGGACCTGTGGGACACTTCGATATCTGGCCGGAAATGGCGACGAGATACTGGGGAGAAAACAACGAATGATTATTAATGTTCAGTGACAGACAGACCTATTATGAAAACGACCAAAAATAAATCCATTACGTTGCAGCAGCTCAAAGCCCTGCACGCCACTTTCCACCGCATCGGTATGGATGACGATGCCAGGCATGGATGCATCTATGAATTCACTTCCGGACGTACGGCAAGCAGCCGGGAACTGACGATGCACGAAGCGCGGCAACTGCTGGAAAGGTTGAACCCGCCGGATGAAAAGGTAAGGGCAATGCAACTGGCGGAAGCGAAAAGCGTGTTCCGCGATATTTATCGCCTGTCGTTCCTGATCCCACAGCTGAACCAGGGTTTCACCAGTGACAGTGAAGATGAATACCGGATGAACGTTGCGAAGCTCAACATGTGGTCGAGGAAATACAGCAAGGCACGTAAGGACGTTACCGCCATGAAACTGTGTGAGTTACAGGATACTAAGAAGCAGCTGGAAGCTTGGATGCGGCGTGAAGAGCGTAAGACCCCAAATCTTAATTATTAACCATCAGCAAAAAGCAAAATCAATGAGAACAAAACAAGAAATAAACCGAGCATTAGGGATACTTTATTCTCGTGGAGATAAAATTAGTATGCTTCAGGCAGAAATACTTGAAAATCGGCGCTCAGAGCGTCAGATATTTCAAAAAATGGTGATGGATGTTCCTCAAGAGAGTAGGGATGAAGATGCTTTTTTTGCTGCGCGTGATGCCGGAATGTTTCTGGAAGGGAAATTGGAGTTAGAAGATTTTCTACCAGAAGTGAAGCCACAGATTAGAAAGGAATCTGAACAGACGAAAGTAAAAGTTAGTGTCTCTCTGGAATATCTAATCACGCTTACAACAAGAATCGAACGGTTGGAAAAACAAGTATGTTTTCTTTTAGAACGTAGGAATAAAAGTGTATACAAGCATCAGGCTGATGCAAATAAGCAGGATTATCTGACGCAAACTCAAGCCTACAAATATATTGGGTGTAGCCAGTTAACTTTGATACGCTGGACGAAAGACGGTATGGTACGAGGGTATCGAAAAGGTTCTCATGTTTATTATAGTAAGAGTGAACTGGACATTAATCCTACGGTTCAGAACTTCCGGAATTTGAAATAAAAAGGAGATGTCCCATGAGAAACTATAGTTCTGGATATACAGTCCAAATCGATTCTACTGACAAGCAAGAACATCGTATTCGACTTATCACACAACTTGAAAATTGTACAAATCATATTCGAAGTTTGCAGGAGCGCTTAAGGTCAGATATTACCAAGTTAAAACCCATTGAACTGGAACGTCTCCTGGATGATTATCGTGCAGAACAGATACGCTATGATAACCTCTCCCGGGAGCTGGATGGTCATAACACAGCAGCCAAGACGGCAGCCGCCAAGGAGCGCTGGCGCAAGCAGAACCGGGACAGAAGAAAAAAATTACATTATTAACCCTATAAAAACATTTATTATGGCAAGAACAAAGAAAACAGTAGTCAGCGGTATCACCCGCGAACAGGCGGAACAGGCATTTGCGGATTTTGCGGCAGCCGACGCCCAAGTACAGAACCTCACCTCAAAAATGGACATTGAAATGACGCGTATCCGCGAGAAATATGCGGATCAGTTAGCAGAACTTTCCGTCGTGAAGGAGAAGAATTTCGACATCATGCAAAGTTACGCCCTTGAAAACAAGGAAGAACTGTTCTCCAAGAAGAAAAGCCTGGAGAGCGCCCATGGCGTGTTCGGTTTCCGTACCGGCACACCGAAGCTGAAGAACCTGAAGGGGTTCACCTGGGCGGCAGTGACGAATTTATGCAAGGAGCTTTTGCCGCAGTATATCCGCACCAGTGAGGAGCTTGCCAAGGACAGACTATTGGCTGACCGGGACAACCCGGAAATGGCGGAATATTTCCTGAAGATCGGCGTACAGGTTGTACAGGAAGAGACGTTCTATGTGGAGCCCAAAAAAGAGAATGATGCGCAGCAGTCTGCCTGAGGAATATTACGAATACCGGCCGCATGGCAGGAACTGGGTGGTGTACCGTATCCGACGTGACGCCACCGGTTCCACCGGAACCAAGATCGGGGAATTCCTTACGAAAGAGGAAGCCCGGCGTGAGGTCTACCGGTTGAATGGCTGGAAAACAAGATAATAATGAGCAAAACTATAAAAATGATAAGCTTATTCACCGGTATTGGCGGTTTTGACTTGGCAGCCGATACTTTGGGTTGGAAAATCTTGTTTCAATCAGAAATAGACCCGTTTTGCTTGGAAGTGCTTAATAAATGTTTTCCCAATGTACCTAAACATGGAAATATAAATGAAATCAATGCAAAGAAATACAGAGGCAACGTTGATGTTGTGGTCGGAGGATTCCCTTGCCAACCATTCAGTAACGCTGGCTTGCAACAAGGAGTGGAAGACCCCCGCTTTTTATGGCCAGCAATGTATCGAGTTGTACGAGAGTGCCGACCGACATGGGTCATCGCTGAGAATGTTCTCGGACTTATTAGTAACGCAGACGGAGTGGTCTTCGAGCAAGTGTGCACTGATTTGGAAAGCGAAGGCTACGAAGTACAACCGTTTGTTATTCCAGCTGCGGGTAAAGATTCTTTTCAAGAAAGGAAGCGAGTTTGGATTGTTGCCTGCCTTAACGGCCAGCGAAGCAAAGCGGATAAAGCTACGCAGAGAGAGCATTTTAAAGCATTCCGACAAACGAAAAAGCAATTACCTGACAGCACATATTTCGAGAGCTGGTTTCAATCCGTCCGATATTACTCCGAGTTGGATGGAGTGGTTTATGGGATACCCAATTGGATGGACAGAACTCACGCACTCGGCAATGCCATTGACCCACGAGTAGCATACGAGATGCTTATAACGATTGAATATTTAATTAACGTATAACAAGAATAGAAATGAGCAAAATTGAAGAAGCCTTCAGAGGTTTAGGAAGAACAGAGAAAGTGAAGTTTATTTCGCAAAACATTGATTACGCAAATGCGGATGCAGTAGCCAAGTATATAAGTGCCTACCTTTTTGATGTCCTTGAAGATGTCGGGAACAATGAATATATAGCAATGTATCTCAGAGGAAAGGGGTATGAAGTAACAAAACAAAAATAATCCTCAAAACGGAAAAATAATGGCAAAGATAACTTACAAATCAAGTATTCCCAATGACAAGCCGCTTTGGCTTCTTAAGCTCCAGTTGGCGGTCAGCCAGCTGGATGCCACCGGACTGAAAGGAAATGAGCAGGATTTCCGTAACCTGAAATCATTCATCGACGCTGAAATCCGTTCGTTAATGGAAAAAGGCGACATCCGTCGCAGTTTTGTGGAAACCGAACTCCGGCAGGATGAAGGCAGGACGGTGATACATATCTTCCGTAATCATGTGGTTGTCCAGACCTATTACATCGAAGCATGAGTGAGAAAAAAGAAATATTGGTACTCAGTTCCCCGGACTTTGGCGTCGGTAAAGAAACCATAGGCTACTATACAGGGTACGCCTGTGGTTACTGCCATGGTAATGGCTGGTTCTGGAATCCTGAAATCATCCATGAGCGGGTAAAGATACCCTGCCCGAAATGCGGTGGAACCGGAAAAGTAAAAGGTATCGTTACAGTGGAGTGGGTTCCGGACGGGAAATGAAAACATAATAAATTGACTTCATGAGTAATTCTGTGACACTGTTTATTTGAATTAGTGCATAACTCTACTTAATCTTACAAGAGTAATGTCTTTTATCTTTATATTTGCATTATATTCAAAATATAAAATTTAAGCTATGGAAATCGTATATATAGAAGGTAACCTGTTAATGAAAGTTACTAAAAAAATAATATTTGGTGATATTATGATGTATGCTTCAGAACCACCAATCATTCACAGAAAGATAACTGCAGGTGCAGAAGGCGTTTATATTATTACAGATGATTCTTTTGTTGATAGTGTATTTCTAAGTATTTTTGTTAGTGGAGGAGTAACTTTTTATGAGGCTGGCCCATATATTTTAGGTATATCCCCTTTTCCAAAACTTAAATCAGAGTTGGACATAATAAATAATAAAGTACTTCTTAAATTAGAGGAAAGCCAAGAAGTACATAAGTTAGTTCTTATGGGATATTTTGCCCAATTTGAACTATACTTAATGGAAATGGTGATGCTTTTTATTTTATCTGATGAAAAGCATATTGATATTTTTATTAATAGCTTGAAGCAAGGTAAGATTAAAGGTATATATCGTATGGATAATTTCTTACAGAAAATGTTAAGTGTAGTGGACACGCCTAATTTGTCTGATAAGGTTATTGAAATCACACAGATTGTCCCAGAGATGTTTATATATCATCAGTTTGAAAATGTGAGAGTATTCTTTAAATCTATATATGGTACTCAAATACCTTCTATTCTAGCAATTAAAAAGTTTTATAGTAAATATAGGCATGATTTAATTCATCGTAATGGAAAAAGTATATATGTAAGTCGTTCGTTAATAGATGAAGTTTATAAAGAAATGATTGAATATGCTACTCAATTTAATGTAATTAAGGATAAGGTATTGTTTTTACATTAACTAAATGCTGTAGGCTATTTTAGTATCGGATAGTCATTTTTCTTACTTTTGTATCATATTCCAGCAAATAATCAACCAGTCTATCCGGATATGAACAAGCGTAGGGGAAAAATCATCGGCAGGAGTTATGCCCACAAGGTGGGTGAAATTCTCCGCATTTACGACGAGCATGCACGCAGCGGTCTGTCCAACCGCGAGATCTTGCGTCGCTATATCTATCCGGTTTACCCAATTTGCGAAAAGACTTTTTACAATATCATCAATGCCAGTGCCGATCCTCGTATTATCCGTCAGCAGGAAGATTTGAAACGCCAGCTATCTTTATTTTAGGTTTCTGCGGCGGTCGGTTTGGTACGCATGGCTCCTGTTCCGCTGTCGTTCCGTATATCGTGGAGGTGTATTCCGTTTCATACACTTTTATTCCGCCGGGCAGGGAAAAGTTCCGGCTTACACGTCTGAGCATGATGGTTGCACATTCTTCAAACCGTATCCCGTTCAGATAACCATTCAAACGTTCGGCCGTTGCCATTCTTCCAGCAGCATGATCTTCTTGCGTACTTCCATAATGTGTGTCATCATAACAATCGAATGCCAGCCGGACAGTAAGTGAAATTTCCCCATGCTGCACCCGGAATTTCAGATCTTTCCATTGTATCTCGGGCATGCTTATAAGTACACAGGGGAATGTGACAGGATACTGGTCTTCTCCGTTAAGTAGCGCATCCAACTGGCCGTAATCCTCATCAATGAGCGAGAGTATATCGCCCATATTTTCCGCAATTCTTCTCTGAATATCGTTAAATAACTGTTCCATGATGTAATGTTATTGGTGAATGATTCTTTTAATTTCTGCCTCAAGCTTATCCCTTATTTTCTTCTCCAGCTCACTGCTGGAGGTATCCGGCATGAACTGCCGTTTTGGTATACGGACTTTGAGACGTTTCTTCGGTGTCAGCGCCAGCCTTTTCCACATGAGTGCCTCTTCCGATGCGTTTTCGGTAAGTGCCATACGCTTTTTTCCTCCTTTCTTCATACCTTTTTTAATTCCGGCCGTCTTGTAATACATTGCCCAGGCAAATTTCCTCATCTGCGGTGTAACCGTAGGATGCAGAGTCCCCCCGTTGTTATGGACGGCAGCATACGGCACGTTGGTATAGACCCTCACCAGCCTGTTCTCGGGACGGAAGTTGATACTGCCTGAAAGGTGGTTCCTACCCGAAAGTAAAGGCCCGTACTGTGACGCTGCGCTATTCCCACTGCCGCGTTGCCTGCGGGTTTCTTTCCAGCGATGGAATCCTCTTCCTGTAAAGCCGCCTTTACGGAAATCCTCTTCAATGTGCCGTTTCGCGATGTTTCCGGCCAAAACGGGCATCCTGCGGTTCAACAATCCGCTTATCTGCTGCGCCTGCTGACGTATCCGGCGGTTAAATTCTTGTATATCCATCGTTTATTAAATCAATATCGACATCATCGGGAAATTCATCTTTCAAGAAAGACTTTACCGTCTCCTTTGCTCCCTCATACGCATTGGCAATGTACGGATGCGTGTCGCTGAACAGCCGCCCGTCCACTCCGGGATTGTTGTCAAGTCCGGGTGCGGGACGGTCTTCAGGTCCGTTGGCACGTGGTGTTGCAGTAGGCGGTGCATCAGTGGCGGACAGGCTGCACTTGCAGTTCCAGCGGTCTCCCGGGCGATGGCTGTTCCAGAACGGGTGGCCTATTGGCAGCACTGTTCCCCAGAACGCTTTATGGTCCGCTCCCGGATGTGCGCTTGTGCTCGGCATCCATTCCAGATTGGGCAGGATGTCGGCATACTGCTCGAAGCGTTGCCAGTCGGCAGCCTGGCGGGCACGTATGACGGCGGTGTCATACTCTGTACGAAGCCAGTGCCGCACATGGTGGTCGAGCATGGGATGGACATCCTTTTTCCACTGTTCAAATGGTTTTAAAACGCCGTTAGATTCGTAGAGCTGTGAGGCGATATCGTTCTGCATGCGGTGCACCTTGAAAGCGGAGAAGACCGCATTGCCCCGATCTATCTTTTGTTTGAACGCCATCGGGATTTCTGCAGCCGATTGGCTGATGCCGGTGCTCGATGCTTCGCGGAAGATACGGAAGGTTTCGTTGAAAAGGCTCTCCTCTATTTCCGACATGGGGTGGAAGTCCTTTTCATAGATATGCTTCAGGGCACGTTCCAGGATATTGCTATCAAATACGAAAGCGGATTCCGTACCGCCGGCTTTGCATTGCAAAGGTGTGGCAGAGCCGGACATGTAATCTATATCATCCAAGTCGGGCAGTTGCCAGTCCTCGTAATAGAGTGAATTCATCACCAGCCTAAAGCCCCGTCGTTTTGCGGGGCTTTTCCAAAAAAAGAGCCGGCGGCATTACGGGGCTGTTGCGTGGTCTTGCCATCTTCGGGTCCGTCTTTACCAACAAGTGGAATCCCCGCTGCGGCGAACGGATTGGCTGCTTTTCTCTTCTCCTCCAGTTCCGCCTTCAGCTGTTCATAATCCTGCGGTTTCTCAATGTACAGTTGTTCGTACAGGTAGTCGTCGGCGACGGGAATACCAAATACGGATACGGCTTTTTCCAGTAATTCTGCTTTAATTTTCACACTTTCCATATCCGGTTCTTCCACATAGACAAATTCGCCGCCCTGGGTATTAATACCCAGTGAGGCGAACAGTGCGGTCATGTCATAGTTCAGCAGGTTCAGTATGCTTAACGCGTCCTGTTCGATAATTTCCTGTTCCACCTTGTTGTGTATGGTTCCAAGCGCCTGTGTTCCAGTTTCACTTGCTTCGGTTGTAAGCGTGTTGCCAAGTACCGCCTTGCTCATTTCCGCATTGTAACGGTCAACAAGTGCGGAATACATGTCGCTGCTGCCGGAAAGGCTTCCCGGTTCCACAAATTCGAGTGTTGTCCCGTCCGGGCAGAGGAATACGGATGCACCGCCTTGTGCGGCCGCCGCTTCCAACGTGGCATTCCGCGCTTCCGGATCTGCTGCGTCATAGGTGTATTTACGCACCGGACGGCCGAATATCTCGGCAAGTTCCGCCCAGTCGCCTATCGTCCCGCGTTTGTAGATAACGTACGGTGCCGTACGCGCCAGAATTCCCAGCGGTTCCTTGCCGCGTATCATCAACAGGTCTGAATATTCTTCGAAAGGTTCCCCGTTTATGTCAGTCTGGCGGGTTTTGATGAGGTTCAATACCGGGTCTACGTGCTTTCTCGGAACCATGTAGTAGTCTATCCATCCTTTCTCGTTGATATAGAACTGTACAAGTGTAAATCCCCAGTAGTCAGCATCCAACGCGTCACTGATAAACCGCAGGAACCAGGGGGAACTGATTTGCCCATTTACTTTGTCGTCAGCTATCCCGTTACGCCGGAATTCGATTTTCCGTCCCAATACTCCGCTTTTCCGTTTTTGTACTACGCTGAACAGATGCGGATCCATCATTGATTCGCTATATATATCGTATAGTTTTATCCTGCTTGTGAAGTCCACATTTTCCGCGTTACGGATTGCATTCATGTAGTCATTCAACCCGATGCCGAATCGCTGCGGCTGTGTCAGTATTACGGTTGCACCGGGCCGCGTCACGTTACTTCCTTCAGTAATACGTTTTCCGGCAGGCTTCGTCGCACGACTTTTGAAAAAAGGAATTTTGAAGCTCATGTTTCTTTCTGTTTTTTGGGTTTATCAATAATTACATGTGATTGATCCGTTTAGGATTGCTTTTCATCAGGTAGGGATTATTTTGCTGCAGTGTTTCATCCGGCAGAAGTGGTGCCCCGTCAATGGTAATTTTGTAGGCCGCCACTTGTTTTAACCATTCCACTGCCCGTTCGTACCTGTCCTTTCGGACTTGGGATATTTTCTGTGGATTATGGATACTGAAAAGATGATAAACAGTTATGTCTATCGCCAGCATCAGGATAAGCTGGTTACGGGCTTCTCCTTCTGCGGAAAAGATTTCATCCACATCGTAACGTGCGTTGAGATACCCGCGCATTTCCGCGATTGCGCGGTCTTCACAGATTTCAACGATTGCGTTGTCACTGCGTGTCAAGGCATCCAGTATTTCGCGGTGTATACTGGCATCGTAATCCTCTTGCGTTATGAATTTGCTCATGGCTATAATCGTTTGGGGTTCCGGCGCGCGCTGTGGTGAATCACCGTCACCGGTTCCAGTTGTTGTACTTTCTTTTTCAGGATTCGCAGCCCCCCCTCCACACAGTCGGGACCGTCCGCCGGGAATTTAAGACGGAGGGTGAAGAGCTTGAACTGGTCGTCCAGCCGTCTCATGTGTGGGTTGTCCCGTTCCTCCTCGTTAAAAACAAGGTTACCCTCGCGGTTGAGCGGTTCCAGATTCGCTTCGATACGTGTCGCTTTGTCGGTCTTCCTGTCCTCGTCCGGATGAATGTAGAGCTGTACGTTCCTTTCATTTCGTACCTTTGCTACCAGCGGTTTGAACACCTGCTGAAAAAAAGGATCCTGCAGTTTATTGTTCTCCATATAGCAGTACACCGGAACTTTACCGCCCACATATTCAAGTAACTGTACATACCAGTCTATGAAATCCGAGTTCAGTCCGCGGTCCAGACGTGCATTTATAATATAGACCTTCTGTTTTATCTGTCCCATGAGAATACAGCTCTTAGTGCTGCTGTTCTTGCTTTTGTTCTCTCCTGGTGCAGGGTCACCGTAAATTACCAGGAACTGGAACTTTTTCAGTTCCGGCACCCGGCCATAGGTTATTTCCTTGAATACCTCCCCTTCGGTGACGGGATTGTTATAGTACTCCTTCTGTGCGCTGGCGGCACTGATCTTTCTCAGTACGGTATCGATATGTTCTTCCGTATTCTTTTCTGGCCAGGTACTGTGCCCGTCCTTATCCCGGATATTTACAACATCGTGGTGATCTGCGAGAGCCGCTGCCCGTACCACACAGCAGTCTCGTGCTATGAGGTTCCCACACCATACGATCAGGGTCGGTTCACTGATGGAACGTGTGGCATAAAAAGCCTGTTCATACCAGTCCCATTTCTTTTGTATAATGTCCGGATTTCGGCAGTCCTCATCTGTATCGTAGTCGTCCACAAGCAGTACATCAGGGCGTACAGCTTCGTTACGGCTTCCACGTGGGGCGTTACCGGCACCAATAGCGCGAAAAGCGCAGCCGCATTTGGCTATGAACTCCGTATCCGTCCATGAACCGATATTCGTTTGCTCCCCATAGTAAGCTTTGATGCGCCCATTAGCTTCAAAATTGGCTCGATAAGGATCCAGCAACCGCTTCGCACTGTCCTGCGTAGCACTGGCAAGCATTACGTTTTTTTTCCGTCCTGTAAGCGCCAGGTACATCACGCAGAACATGACAATGGTGCTTTTTGCCAACTCACGACTCCATGAGAGCACTTCGTACCATTCATCATTATTCAAGATGCGTTTGATGGCCCTTTTATGGAAAGGGGCAAACGGGTATTTTGCATATCTCGGGAAAAAGAATCCGATCCATTCTATCGGGTGTTTTTCCAGATAAAGTAGGTGCTTCTCCCGCTGGGCCTGGCTCATGCTCACGTCTACCGGAGTGGAATTACTGATATCCGTTTTGTATTCTTCCCAATTGGCGAGGGCCGTTCTTTCTTCTTGTTTCATGACAGGTTGTCTTTAATGAATTTATCCCATAGTACGGTTATTTCCTTGGCCTTATCCAGATCAATAGGTCTTATCCATTCTATAAAGCGCATGCCTACGTTTACAAGGTCGGCTATTCCGACTTCTGTTTCCATTTTTTTTATGGCGGCAGCCAGTTTGCCCAGTGTGTCGGCCTCGGCAGGATTAGCGAATCGTTCTCCTTCCGGGCGTGAAAGGATAAGGTTGTTCAGCTCCATTACCTGTCGGTGCAGGTTGGCGATTTGCTGTTCACGTCCCAATGTGATGCCAACTTTTAATTTTTCCCATTGTCCTGCCGCCATCCACCGAATTATGGTCTGGCGTGACACGCCCACCTTATCTGCTATTTCCTGTTGCGTCAGATTATCTTTGAGATAGAGGGTACGGGCGTAATCCTTTTTTTGTTGTGAGGTCAATTCTGCCATACTGTTTTCTTTAATGATTTTACGCAAAGTTCTTTTTTCATGCTGTGAACCGGAAAAAAGGATGAAGCAGTTGCAGGACATAGTGTATGGCCTGCGTACTTGTCCGTAAGGATTACACACTTTTTTGTGCGGTTATCACTACCTACGTAAGTTTGCTGCAAATAATCAAAAACGTATGATAGTTTTTAAATCCATATTAAATAAAAAGACCGCCTGTCTGCTGCTCTACGGAGAAATCAGTGACGAAGGTGGGGAAGGCAAGATAGCCAGTCGTGACATCGTAAACGAACTGATGCATCTGGATGGCTATGAGAACCTGAATATCCGTATCAATTCCATTGGCGGTGACGTTTATCCCGGTATTGCTATTTTCAACGCCATCCGCCAGTGCAAGAGTAATGTCACTATTTACATTGACGGTATCGCCGCCAGCATTGCCGGTGTGATAGCCCTGTGTGGGAAACGTGTCGAGATGAGCCGTTATGCCCGTATGATGTTGCACAATGTATCCGGTGGCTGTTACGGTAACAAACAAGACCTGCGGGATATGATATCCACCATTGAAAGTTTGGAGGATACCATTGCTGAAATCGTCGGCGAACGTTGTGGTAAGGACAAGGAAGAGGTGAAAAACACTTATTTCGATGGTACCGACCATTGGTTGAAAGCCGAAGAGGCTTTGCAGCTGGGGCTGATCGATGCTATTTATGATGTGGAGCCTATTCCAGAAGAGAGCAGTACGGATGATATCTACCGCATATTTACTAACCGGCTGGAGCTGGAACAGCAAAAGCCACAAAACCCCGATAAAATGAAATTGGAAGATTTTAAGAAGATTCCCCGTTTCGCCAACTGTACTGACGAGGCGGCGGTAATGGCCATGTTGGGCGAAACGGTCCAGAAGGCAGAAAAGGCCGATGATTTGGAGAAGGAGAACGACGAACTGAGAGAAAAACTGGAACGGCAGGAAGAAGAACGGATTGAAAACGCTGTGGCGGATGCTGTGACAGATGGACGTATCGGTGCAGACCAGAAGGATATCTACAAGAATATTCTGAAGGCGAACTTTAAGGACGGCATGACCGCACTGAAAGCTTTGAAACCGAAAAGACTTTTGAAAGATAAACTGGAGGGTACTGCTGCCGGTGAAGGTGAAAGCCCTTGGCAGAAGCGCCAGAGAGAAATTGAAGCCAACCGTAAAAAGTAATATGCCATGATTCCGATTAAGAACCCTAAGAACGTTAAGCTGGGTGGCAGCTCCTATTTTGGCAAGAAGATAGGTAGTAGTGTACGAAGTGCCGGCAGTGCTCCGCAAATACGCGGGAGACAAAAAGTGAAGATGTAGTGTTTATGACAACAGAGTAAATGTTAATTAAAAATAGAAAAGACAATGATTCAAGGATTGAATACCACCAACTATTCCGGCGAAGTGCTGGAGAACGTGCTGACTCTTGCTACGACAGGTAACGAGTTGGTAAGCAAAGGGCTGATAATGGTTATCCCCGGAGTAAACAGTTCAATAAGTATTCCCCGGGTAAAATCGGGCAAAATGCTGCAAAAGCGTAAGGAAGACCCGCAGAAGTCGGACAGCAAAGGCGATTTCACATACAGCGAGAAAAAACTGGTACCAAAGGATATGATGGCTTTCACGCTGTTCAATCCACGTGCTTTTGAACATATCTGGCGTGAGTACCAACCTACGGGCGACCTTGTGTTCCGTCAGCTTCCTGCCAATGTGCAGAATATCCTGCTTCAGGAACTTTTAAAACAGGTTGGCAATGAACTCGGTTACCAGTACATCAACGGTGAGTACGGCGATTCCGACAGCCAGCTGTTGGACGGTATCCTGACACAGGCGGCCAAAGATACGGATATCGTGAAGGTGAAAAGTACCGGTACAACCATGCTGTTACGTTTAAAGGAACTGAGAACGCATATTCCAGTAACCATGCGTAATAATTCCAACCTGCGTATCCTGATGAGTGTGGAAGACTTTGACACATACGATGACGAGTTGACGCAGCTCGCCAATAAGGGAGCCGCTCCCACAGATATCAACTTGGAACGTTACAAAGGTATCACCATTGAGGTCCTGACACAATGGCCCACCGGCTTGATTGTAGCTACCCTGTGTGACAGCGGGATGAATGGAAACCTGTTTGCTGCGGTTAACCTTCAGGACGACGAGAATGTTATTCTCATTGACAAATGGGCGAATGCCAGCGAGATGTATTTCTTTAAAATGCTCATGAAGGCCGATACGCAGATCGGTTTCGGAGAGGAGTTCATAGCTTTGGACTGGAGAGAAGACGGAGCATTCAAACCTGTGGTGGAAGGATAAGGAGGAACGGATATGGCAAAGAAAATATTGATAACGGTAATTGTCCTTTCTGCTTTTCAAGATAAGTTTGACCATAAGACGCAGTATCCGGTGGGTACGGAACTGCAGGTTGACGAAGAACGTGCAAAAGATCTGGTAAACCGTAAGCTTGCCCGAGTGAAAGAAACCGGAAAAGTCCCCGAAGAACCGAAACGGCCGCAACCGGCGAATCCGGAGACCGCTCCTGAATCCCCGGCTTCCTCCATAGCTCCGGCCGGTAGTGATAAACCTGAAAAAAAGGAAGAGGATGAGTGCCAGAGGACTGAGAAACAATAACCCGGGTAATATCCGTCTTTCTGCCACCACAGTATGGCAGGGAGAAATCCGTCCCTCGCAGGACAGGTCGTTCTGCCAGTTCCGTACGATGGCTTACGGTTATCGTGCTTTGATTAAGCTGCTGCAAAACTATCGTCGTAACAATGGATGCCGTACGATAGCGGATTTTATCAACCGTTGGGCGCCGCCTGTGGAGAACAATACTTCCGGCTATATCAGCCGGGTATGCCGGGAGATGCAGGTTCCGAACACGTATGTGCCTGACGTGAACGACAGAGCGACTATGTGCGCTATTGCCGCTGCCATCTCACAGGTGGAAAACGGAGTACCGGCGGTCATGGCAGACGTGGAAGCGGGATGGAAACTGCTTTAATAAGGAAATTAATGATGATTGATTATTGATTGGAAAAATGGATGTGCTTTGGAATATCATAATGTATGCGGTACCTGGAGGTTTTGCCGTACAGCTTATAAACTGGTACCGTAACCGGAAGTTGTCTAAGGCGCGCCAGGGTGGTGATATTGATGCCGCCTATCTGGACAATATCAATATGCTTCGTGAAGAATTAATAAAGATTCAAGATGAAAACAGAAAACTATACAGGGCTATCGCTCGACTTGATCGTACGGTTGCTCGCGCTACTGCTTGTCGTCACTGGAATGATTGCCCTATTCGCATCGAGTTGCAAAAGCCCGCAGAGGATGCAGAACAGCTACAGTCAAAAAGACAGCTTGGCAAGCAAAAACGGGTTCGTTCTCCTGCAAGAAGCCGTACCACCCAGCATAGCGAAGACGAAATTTCCGACGGGTATGCTGAAACTGATTCCGGTGGGCACAGGCTTTAGCAGCCGTAGCGGACAGGCCACTGTCAATATCACCCGGATATCAGAAGACAGTTTGGAAGTAACTGCCACCTGTGACAGCCTGGCTCGTCAGGTACTCATTCTTACAGAGGAAAATACACGTATCCGGGATGAACTCATGGAAGAAAAAAAGAAACCGCCTCCGGAAGTTGTACGTGAGCCTACCGGCCTGCAATGGTTCCAAATATGGATGGGACGGATTTCGCTGCTATACCTTGCTTTTCGCCTGTTGAAAAGGCGTTTTACCAAAATCCTTTAAACAGTATTCGAATGGATGTTAAAGAACGAAAAACAGTATCGGAAAAAATGATGGCGGAAACTGCCTGTCGGCCAGAACCGGGCTTTCTGAAGCAATACCGGAGATGTTATCCTCGTGCTAAGAAATTCCATGTCACGAGTGACGGCCTTGTATTTCCGGACGATAAAAAAGCCGCAGATGCTCACCAAAGGTGCATCGGATGTGGCGAGTTAAGAACCTATTAATGAAAAGACAATGAATTTACCAAACGTAAAGATAGTAATCGGCAGCGGCAGCATGGGCAACGTCACGCTGTCCGATGACGGTATTTCCGGCATGATCCTTACCGGTACCGCAGTTCCGGAAAAACTGGAACTGAATAAGGTCTATGTACTCGGCGGTATGACAGACCTGAAAAAATACGGCATTGAAGAAAAGACAAACCCGCTGCTTGTCAAAGACCTTACCGCATTTTACAGTGCAGCCGGTGAGGGTGCTGAACTACACCTGCTTGTGGTGAGTGAGGCCACCACACTGACGCAGATATGTGCTAATGAGGACGGTTCCCCGCTCAATAGACTTATCAATTCCGCTGCAGGACGTATCCGTCTTGTAGGTATTAACAGGAATACCCCGGCCGAGTATGAGCTGATTGCAGAAAAATGCCTGGACGCGGATATCATTACTGCCATTACCGCTGCCCAGACGGTTGCGGACGCTTTCCTTGAGAAGATAGCCCCGTTCCGGGTATTCATCCCCGCAATCGGTTGGACGGGTGAAACAGACGGTTTGTACCAGCCTCGTGAAGGCAGTTGTAACCGTATTGCGGTGGTTATGGCCTCGGACGGAAAGATAGGCGAAAGCAAGCTGTATTCCGCTGCGATCGGTCAGGTGTTGGGACGCGCGGCGAAGATTTCCGTACACCAGAACCTCGGCCGCGTACGTGACGGGGCGATAGCCTCTACCGGTTATATGACGGACGGCAAGACACCTGAAGAGCATTTCAGCGAGCTGGGAATTCTGAATGATGCCGGTTATATCTTCTACCGTACCTATATAGGCAAGAACGGCTACTACCTTAACGGCGATGCCATGGCAGCGCCCACGACCGACAGCTACTGCTACCTCAGTTCCGGACGCGTCATCGACAAGGCGGCCGTCATAGCTTACCGTACGTATATTGACGAGATCCTGGACAACATCGAGGTTGATCCTGAAAGCGGTACTATTCCTACCGCTATATGCAAGTCGTTCGAGGCAAGCATCATTCGTGCGGTGAATACCAATATGAACGGTGAGATCAGTTCGTTTACGGCATACATTGACCCTTCGCAGAATATCCTTGCAAACGGTCACATGGAAATCACCTGCAAGATAGTCCCGCTCGCCACCCTGAGAGAAATCACCGTTAATTTATCACTTGAAAATCCAGCATGATTATGGCAACAGCAATAGGAACAGTGTTCAATTCCAGGGAATACGCCTGGGTCGATGTAAATGTCGTGATGCTTGGCAGGGAAGTCGTCGGACTTCGCGGCATTGAATACAAATCAAAGCGCCAGAAGGAGGCGTTGTTTGCTTCCGGCAGGAAAGCCCGCAGTATCCAGAAGGGCAAGAAGGAGTATGAGGGTACGATAACACTTCTGCAAAGCGAGCTTATTGCCCTGAACCGCGCCGCACAGGAAAAAGGTTATGAGGATATTACTGATATTGATTTTGATGTGATAGTCTCCTATGTACCCGACAACGGCGTTGTCACGACCGACAAGGTGGTGAACGTATCCATTACGGAGATACCTCATGGTATAAAGGTGGATGACCTGCAGATGGAAATCGCCCTGCCGTTCATTGCTCTGGACATAAAATATAACGTTTTGTAACATCAATCATTAATCAATAAGAAGATGAACACGAAAGAAGAAAAAACAGTCGAACAGAAGATTCAGGAATGGAAGGAAAAATACGGCGACGTCTATCGCGTGGATGTCGACGGGCATACGGCCTATCTTAAAAAACCGAGCCGCAAAGCACTCGGAGCGGCTGCTGTTATCGGCAAGTCCGATCCGATGAAATACAACGAGTTTTTGTTGAATAATTGCTGGCTCGAGGGCGACGAAATCATCAAGACCGATGATGCCCTGTTCCTGGGCGTATCGGCACAGCTGGCGGAAATCATCGAGATAAAGGAGGCTACGCTAAAAAAGCTCTGAGCGGAACGCAGACCGGAGACAAGGGCGGTTGGCTGTTCATGTCCGACACCCTTATCCGGGCTGTGCTTCACATGGATCCGACGGAACTGTCAGATGAGGAGTGGGCACATCAGGTGCGGATGGCGGAATGGGCGCTGTCCGTCATGCAGGTAGGAAGAATAGGATAATGTTCAAGGTTATCAGGAATAATGTCATATAGACCAGCCAACGATATCTGTACCACTTTCCTTCTTTCCTGAGATATTCAGGCAGGGATTTTACCATTGAGACAGGAACCAGTACCGGAATGGCTATGATAACCAGCACCCACTTCAGGAAAGCCGGTACCAACCGGATTGCCCAATAAGCCGAACCGGCGATAACATAGATTGCAATAACAGTACTCAACATGGCCAATACACTTGAATATATTTTTAGTCTTCAGGATAAGGTTTCCGCTAAGATAGGCAATATTACTGTAACTTCCGATAGAATGTTGGGAAAATTTGCCGAACTGGAGAAGAAAAACCTTAGTGTGAACAAAACGTTCAATGAGACAGGGCGCACGTTGGGTGCCTTGCGCGAGAAGATTGCCCTGCTGCAGGCGGAGCGCGAATGGCTTCCTGCCGATAACATTGAGGGTATCCGGGCATATAACCGGGAGATGAAAGCGCTCAATAAAGAGATTGACAAGCTGGAATCCCTTAACGGCGGGAAATTCAAGAAGTGGAGCCGGGAAGCCTTTGCCGCCATTCCCGGCAGTGAACTGATAAGCAATCCGCTGGTTGCCGCTTCCGCAGCCCTGGGGTTTGCCGGGAAAGCCGGTTTGAATTTCGATGAGAGTATGGCCCAGGTGAATATCACCGCCCAATTGGAAGGCAAGTCACTTGTGGAACTTCGTAACAGGCTCAAACAGATTGCCAGAGATAATAAGGCGGATATTCTGGTGGCTCCTGTCGGATTTGAGAAGATAAATTCGCAACTCAATGACGTAGACCTTTCGCTATCCATTCTGGATGCCTCGTTGAAAGGAAGCAAGGCCGGCTTTACCGACCTTGACACTGTTTCCGGTGCACTGGCTCAAACCCTGTCCATTGTCGGCAAGGAGAACACTACGGCCATGGAAGTGCTCGATACATTCTTCGCCGCGAAGCGTGTCGGTGCCGGCGAGTTTGCCGACTTTGCCCGTTATATGCCCAATCTGATAGCCGGTGCCAGTAACCTGGGTATCGCCTACAAGGAAGTGGCCGGAACATTTGCCTACATGACCGGAAAAGGGCAGTCGGCCGAACGTGCCGCCGTACTTATGGAGAATGCCTTTTCAGTATTAGGGCGCGCCGATGTACGCGGTAAAATGGAAAAAGCCGGCGTGAAGATATTCGATGATACCGGAAAGATACGCAGCGTTGTGGATATTTTTTCCGATTTGCAGGGTGTGATGGGTAGTTTGAATGACGAACAGAAATCCTCGCTGCTTGAAAAGCTGGGGTTGGTTGACAAGGAAGCAAAGAATGCTTTTGCCGTTATGATTTCAGACACTGTTAAGCTGCGTGAATCCATGAATGAGGTTTCCGCATCTTCCGGCGAGACGGATAAAGCCATGAACTATTCCAGGAACACGATGCAGAAAGTAACCGAAGTATGGAACCAATTTAAAAACATCGGCCTGAGTGTAGGTGAGCTTGTTTTACCGCTAATCAGTACCGGGCTGGACATTGCAAGTGTTCTCCTGAGTGGTCTATGTACGGTCGTAAATGCTATCGGCAGTCTGTTTTCATGGTGGTATGCCCAGCTTCAGGACGGCAACCCCCTGATATGGGGGCTGACCGCCGCCATAGCGGCATTGTCCGCCGGCCTGTTAATCAATTATGCCCGTACGAAATCGGTCATTCTTCTTGAAAAGGCCAAGGTCGTCTGGGACGGTATCCAGGCAGGTGCGACATGGCTTCTGACCGGTGCGCAGCTGGCCTTTAACACAGCGCTGTGGGCATGTCCGCTGACATGGGTAGCGGCAGCCATCGGTGCAGTGGTTGCCGCCATAGTTTACTGCTGGCAGAAGTTTGAAGGCTTCCGCAGGGTAATATACGGTTGCTGGGAGACTGTCAAAGAATTCGGGCGCGTATTGATTGATTCCATCGTGGCTCCTTTCAAACAGGTATTGGGCGGTTTGGGTAAGGTCTGTTCCGCCCTGGTGAGCCTGGTAAAGGGTAATTTCAGGGAAGCGGCCAAAGAGGCGAAAGCCGGTTTTATGGATATCGGCAAGGGGGTACTGGGTGCCAATCCCGTATCTATCGGTATGGATATAAAGCAGAGGGGCGACTGGCAGGCGGCATGGGATAAGGGCACGCAGCGCGGAAGCGAGAGCTGGCAGGCCTCACAGGATAAGAAGAACGGTGTTGGCAGTTCCGGTTTCCCGGTACCGGAAGTACCGGCGGCAGCCGTTACCCCGCAGGTGGATTATGATGCCCTGATGAAGAAACTTGCCAAGAGTTCCAAGTCTAAGAAAGTTTTGAATCTGAATGATGCCGGTACCGTCCGGAATTATAACGAGTCTTCCGACTATACTGCCGCAACAAGAAAGCTGTCTCCCCTGCAGGTGAACCTTGCCCCCGGCGCTTCGACCTCGGCTGTCGGTGCGTCCGGTAAAGCTTTGGATGCGCGTTCACGCCTGGCGGCGGCAAAAGCCTCAGATAACGCCCAGGAATACACTCCCGAAAAGAACGGTTATCTGCAGGACATCATGCTGAATGTTCGCGAAATTGCCGCCATGATAACCGTTCCCCTTGCCATGAACACTCCGGTCTCTTCAGGTTCCGTATCCGATGCCTACGTAATGCAGGACACGAGGAGTATGACGGAAAAGGCAGAGTCCGGATATCGTAGTGAAAGGCAGCCCCGGACGATACGTATAGACCGCGTATGCGACCAGATCACCATCCATGTACAGAATACAGACGGGAAGGGTATAGACACCATCCGGCAGGAGATTATCAATGTGTTCAACGAAATATACGAGGTGTAGCTATGGGAAATTTCAATATAAAGGACATTCTGCTGGATGTCATCGGTTACAAAGGACTGCCTTACCCCGGTGTGTGGTTGCCTGCGGCAGACCGTTCAGAGTCCGGCGATGGGTATGAGTACGACGGGGAAACAGCCGGCGAAAAGACGAATACGGATTTGGGTTCTGTTCTCCGTAAGAAAGACGCCATGGGAAGATATTATTTCATGCCTGTTGTTCTGGAGCACAAAGGTAAGGAGTATGAGATACCTAATGCCGTTATTTCCTTTACCGGCAAGAAGAATATCGTAGAAACGGCAATGGTAGGACGTAAAGGTTCGGTTAAGGAACTTATCAGTCTGGATGATTACGAAATCAGCATACTGGGTGTTGCCCTGTCCGATGATTTTCCCGAGGCGGCCCTGACGGAACTGAATGAACTCTACAACATCAACGAGTCCGTTATCCTGAAATGCGCACTTACGGACATTTTCCTCGAGGAAGACGACCGGGTGGTTATCCGCAGCATTGATATATCCGATATGAAAGGAACCGAAACAGTCCAGATATTTAAGATGGAACTGGTGACGGACCATAGTTTTGAACTCATAATCAAATAGGCCATGTTTATACTCTGTTCGGAAATAAGGATCGGGAATGTCTCTTTCAAATCGGTACATGATGTACGGATAAAGAGAAGCATTTACAGCCTTGCCGCAACGGCAATTGTAAAGGTTCCGGTTACCGCTGTGCTCAAACATGCCGGTGAACCGCCTACACACATAGAAACGGCCCAGGCTATCAAGGTCGGCGACAAGGTAGAAATCAAGTTGGGGTACGACGGCTCTTTCAATACCGAATTCACCGGCTATATAAAACGGCTCAACTATAAAGTCCCCTTGGAAATCGAGTGCGAGGATGAGTACTATCAGACACGTCAGGTAAACTGTGTCTTTTCAAAGAAAGAGACATCGCTCAAAGACTGTTTAACTACTGTTTTACCAAAGATTGAAATTGCCAATTGTGCAGACCTTACTCTGAAAAACTTCGTTATCAACAATAAGCCCGGAAGCTGGGTGCTCGGTTATCTGAAAAAAGAATACGGGCTGGCGGTCTTCTTCGACTTCAAAGGTAAACTCTATGCAGGAAAAGCGCATGACGTGCAAGGGGAGAGGGTGAAGTATCGGCTCCGCTACAACGTCATCAAGGACGATGACCTGAAATACCAGCTTGCTCAGGACGTGAAGTTAAAAGTAAAAGCGATGTGCTATTACAAGGACGGAACAAAGATAGAGGGTGAAATCGGTGAAGAGGGCGGTGAAACAAAAACACTCTACTATTACGATGTAAAAGATGCCAAAGAACTCAAGCTACTGGCGCAGGAAGAACTGAAACGTTATTCATTTGACGGGTACCGGGGGAAGATTGAGACTTTTCTCATTCCTTTTGCAGTTCCCGGAATGGTGGCAGAATTGGACGATCCGATCTATCAGGAACGAAGCGGCAGCTATTATATAGAAAGTACGGAAGTGACCTTCGGTACAAGCGGAGCACGTAGAAAAGTTGAAATAGGAATCAAGGTATGAGTAAGGAGATAGACGAAATACGGCGGAAACTTCAAGGCGCCTTCGGTGGTGACGGTGACAGTATATTCCAGGCGGTGGTGGTCGAGGTGGATGAGGAGGAATACACCTGCACCGTTCGCAGGGATGAGCAGGTGGACTACTTCGATGTGCGGTTGCGTGCATTGGTGAAAGCGAATTTGCAGGGGTTTGCTTTCATTCCGAAGTTGCAAAGCGTGGTACTGGTAGCCCGGATAGGACGGAGCAATGAATTGTTTGTGTGTCAATATACCGAAGTGGATAAGGTTGTGTTCACCGACAATGACCTGGAACTGAAAGTCGATCCGGACAACATCGACCTTAAGAAAGGAGAGAATATAACCGTACATGTGGATGCCGGCAAGTTGGAGGTAGTAAACGATAAGACTACTGTCACTCATCAGGCGGAAGCCTTGACGCTCCTGTCGGATCAGGCAACCGTAAAGATAACTACCGGAGGACTGACCTTGGCAAAAGGCTCGTCCGGATTGAAGAAAACACTGGATGACTTGCTGACCGCTATTCAGAAACTGACTGTGACAACCGGTGTGGGGCCAAGTGGCCCGCCTATCAACATGGCGGACTTCGTGAAAGTACAACAGGATTTATCTAATTATTTGGAGGGTTAATAATATGCCATTAGTAAAAGCAACAATCAAAGCCGGGATCAAGTCGGCATTTACCGAGGTGATGAACCAGAAGGAAGGACGTGAAGACGCGTTGGATAAGTTGGCGGACAAGATAGCCGCCACAGTGGTTGCCGCCATAAAAAGCGCCCAGATAACTTATACAGCCGGCCTTGTAGCCCCGGCAATGGGCGGGCCGGTGACAGGGACATTCCAGTGTACAATATCGTAACGGGGAGGGCTTATGATTGATATCGGACATACGGCTAACGGGGATATCGACCTGCAGGCGGGTGACATTCTCTATGCGGAGAGTATCGGGCAGCACCAGCGGGACATACTGTTGGCGGATAAAGGACATTACAAGGAAAGCCCGGAAACGGGTGTGGGAGCCTTGGAATATATGAATGACAATGAACCGGACAGACTTTTGCGGAGCATCCGAAAGGAATTCACGCGGGACGGCATGAAAGTGTCGAAAGTCTCTCTGGATAATGTAGTGGCGGAGTATGAAGAGAGTAACGGCTAAGGCGAACCAGACAATATATGACGTTGCCATAGAACAGTATGGTACATGCGAGGCGGTGGGAAAGCTCATGCAGGATAACCCCGATATGGAGAATGACTTGCAGGCAGTAACGGAAGCCGGTATTGAAGAAAGCGACAGAAGTTTCTATTTTGATTTACCGCTACCTGAGGGCAGCACGTTGCTTGTCGATACGGACAGCCGGCTGATTGAAAAGAACATCCTTCGGGAAATAGACAAGGACGTAACAACTTATGATTTGAAAGACTATGGCACGAACGATTAAAGAAATTCAAGACAGTATCATCGATTCGCTACAACAGGAATCGGGGCTTTCTCTTTCCACCTCTAAAGTGGCGGAGTGGCGGTTGTGGACGTATGTGTTTGCGGTAGTCGTACATACGTTTGAGATAATCCTGGACATGTTCCGGATAGAGGTGGACACTCTGGTTGAGAAGGTGACACCGGGAACGGTACGATGGTATGCCGAGATGTGCTACCGGTTTCAGAACGGGCATGAGCTTCTGTTCGATGATAAAAAGGCAATGCTTTATTACCCGGAAGATAATCCGGATGCCCGGATTATCAAGGTGGTGGCTATTCGTGAAGAAACCAACCGGCTTGTCATTAAAGCGGCCAAGTGGGACCCGGACGGGAATATCGTTCCGCTCTCACTGGAAGAAAGGTATAATTTCACCGGTTACATTGATGCGATCAAGTTCGCAGGAGTGGACACTACCATAGTTTCCACTACCGAGGATAAGATACGTTATAATCTGGAAGTGTATTACGACCCGGCCGTTCCGCTGACACAGATAAATACGGATGTTTCCGCCGCACTGGACACATTCAAGTCCTCGCAGGGGTTTGATTCCATGATATACAGGCAGCGGTTTATTGATGCCGTTATGGATGTTCCGGGAGTGACAACCTGCAACCTATTAACGATGGAACGTAAGGGGGCTACGGATGAGGATTTCTCGCCGGTGGATATCTGCGCGGAACTGGAATCGGGATATTTTGAATATGACATTACCAGCCGGCTTGTTTTTAAATCTGTAAAGGAACTGGAAATATGAATCTGAGAATGAATTGTAAGAACCTCGTACGGCAGTTGTTGCCACCTCATAAGAGGCAACCGGTGCGTCTGTCTCTTCTTGCCGGCTTCGTTGCTGTATTGCAGAAGTTATTCGAAGCGTTCGCTACATGGCGGGACAATGTCCGGATGATGGCGAACGTAAATTCACAGGTAAAAGTCCTTGAAGGTTATTTGCGTAAAAAATACGATGAACCTGTCAATATCCGGATAGAAACCTTTAACAACGGGCTGTTGCTGGTTGGATTGAAAAGTGAGGGCCGGACAATGTGGCCGGAAATCAGCCTGGAGGACGAGAGAAAAACAAGGCCTGTACCGTTGGAGAACGAGGTAAGGGATAAGTTCAAGGGGGTAAATTTTATAGTTTACATTCCTAAAAACATAGACAAGAGCCTGGTGGAAATCGATATAGAGAAATTCAAGCAGGCATTAATCACCTATAAAATTATACAGCAATGA